CTTCACCCTTTAGTCCATATTGGTATAAATCATAGAAGTGGTTTCTGCCCATTGGGGTTCCAATGAACATTGCACGACCCTTCAAGTCAGCCAAGGCAGGACGCAAGATTTGCTCCCAGACCATTGGCTTCATGTCTGCATACTCGTCAAGGACTAAGAATTTTAAACTAACCCCTCGCATTGTTTCAGGCCTGTCAGCACCCTTTAAAGAAATAGTGGAACCATTAACAAGTTTAAGTTGTAAGTTGTTAATATGGCTACCTGTGATTACAGGGTGTCCTACTTCTAGGAGCACCTGCCACATAATATCTCTAGCTTGGCCTTGCGTAGGGGCTACGTAAAACACATGGCCCTTGTCGCTCTGTAGAGCTTCGACAATCAACCTGTAAGCCGCCAGCCTACTCTTGCCTGTCCTTCGCCCTGCAGCCACTACATGAAATCGAGTATCGTTTGCCCAGACTTCTTTCTGCCAAGGCAATAACTCAATCTTTAAATCACTCACTTAATACCTTTGAGGTATACTGTCTTTTTGCCTTCTTTGACAGCTGTAAGTACTTGGCTATTGTTCTGTCCTTCTTCAAAAGAGCAGTGTACCCACCCGCTAGTAGGTTCTCCCTCTTTGTAGAACTCTAGTATTAATTGTTTAAAGATTAAATTATCTTGTATCCAAAGAGCCAGTTGTTTATTATCTAGCCCCGGAACTTCAAAATCTGCTGCAAAGCCCTTGCAGTGGTCAGACTTAGTGCTGCCTCCTATGGCCTTGTTAAGCTCTGGAGAACGGTAGCCACTGCTTACAATAACAGACCCATGGGAGTTCCTGACTTTTTGTAGGACCATATTACACAGGCTAGTAAGATTGGTAATGACTTCCTCTGAAGGGTTGTTGTCAATCCCAAGGCGTGTAGCTGTTTGACTCTTTACAAGCTCAGCTACTGAAAAGTTTTTAGATAGTTGCATTAAAGTTTCTTTTCTAGTACTTTTTCGAGGAGACCCCGGAGTCCATAGATTACCACTACCATACCGATAATGATGTAACGATACCACTCAGGCATCTGAGCGATAACAGTGAACCCTGCTAGGGAGTGAGCCTCTAAGCCGGGTATAAATGCCATAAGCATTGGTGCTAGGAAAACAATGAGCAGAAGTTCATCCTTCCAGCTTTTAGTCATTTGTTCCATTGCTAGACGATCAAGGTCATAGTTCTGAGCCTGACCTTCCTGAGCCATCTTGGTAATGGCGATGGCCTTAGCCTTTTTAATATCTGAGTCAGCCTTGATCTCGACTAGCTTGGCTTCTAGGGTGGCTTCAGTTTGCTTTTGCTTCCCCTCCAGCCATGTGCCGCCTAAGGAAAGTAGGGAAGTAATAACAGGTATCATGATATATCCTTAACCTCTATAATGTCCTCTACTTCGTCAACAATCTCTGACTCGTTGACCGTAGCACCTATGCCTGTAATATTGATCTGTATAGCAGACCTACCACCTTGTTTAACAACTTCTTGTTCAAAGACAGAAACAGGGACTATCCTATCTACGACTAACTTCCAAGCTGCTGCTTGGTTCTTATGATCGTTATCTAGAGCAGCATCAAAGATGGCATCTAAGACCTTCCTTGACTTAGGACTCGACAACATCCTAGCTTTATATTCATTAATGATTGCCGCATCACCTTTGGGGCGACCTACAGCATTTCGTTTAGTATTGTTAGACAACTCACTCTTTGGTGGTCGACCTATTTTTCTTTTTATTTCAGACATAAATCTCCATAGTTTTCTTAGGTACTCCTAAGGCTATACACGAGGTTTTATACTTTGGTTAGTGTTTGTTAAAGAACTACTATAAAGTATAATCACTATGTGGTGTATGGTTCTCTCGTGTTTGTCTCTTTAGATACCTTATATTATAGCACAAAAATCCTTATTTGTCAAGTGTTTTTTACTCTGTCCCTAATTAAACCTTAGTTTAGTATCATTTAAACAACAGTTTTTCTTTAGAATACATAAGCTTATATTACTTTTAGTATATAGAGGAATTTCTTTAGTTTCTTTAGGGTCTAAAGGAGACTTAAGGGGCCAATGGAGTTCCAAATTACCCTATTTTGTATCTAGGCGGGA